CGCTACTCAAATCGCAGATACATCTGGCGCATTGGGTAAAGCAGACTTGCTAACATTGTTTGAAACATTTGGTTCTGCTGACATTCCAGAAGATGGACAGCGCTACCTAGCAATGTCTCCAGCGGGTTTTGCTGACTTGTTTAACATTAACGAGTTTGCATCATCAGACTATGTAGGCCCACAAAACCTACCGTTTGCTGGCGGCATGACAATGAAAGAGTTCTTGGGCTTCAAGATCTTCTCAACGTCTGCTGTAGCTGGTGGTAAGAACTTTGCTTATCACACAACTGCTGTTGGTATTGGTATTAACTCTGACGTACAGACAGAGGTGAACTATGTACCGCAGAAAGTTGCACACCTAGCAACATCAATGATGTCAATGGGGTCAGTCGCTATCGACGACAACGGCATCTACGAAGTTCTAGACAACAACTAATAGGGGTGGGGGCTTCGGCCCCCATACTTTCACATGGCTCTTAGTACACCCGCAAATAGTGCAATCGACATTTGTAGTCGCGCTCTGATCTTGATTGGTGCAGAGCCTATTACTTCTTTTGAGGACGATACCTCTGAGGCTTTGATTGCTGGTAATATGTATGAAGATATTGCTAGATCAAATCTAGTATCTACTCGGTGGCGCTTTGCCACAAACCAAGCTGTTTTGAATAGATTGAGCGATGAACCTACTGGTCGTTTTGATTCTGCATATCAATTACCCACAGGTCAGCTATTTGTTCATGCAGTTACGGTAAATGATTTTCAGATTGATTACACAATCTACGGCAATAAAGTTTTTTGCGATGCATCTCCACAAGATCAACTGATAGTGGATTACACTTATCGCGCTGAAGAAAACGATTGGCCTTCATATTTCTCAGTATGTGTTGAGTATGCAATGGCTGTGGTCTTTGCAACTGCTCTTGCTAGAGATCAATCTCTTTCAGTTATGATGGCAAATCAATATGATCGCTTATTAGCTAAAGCTAGATCTATTGATGGTCAGCAACAAACAACAAGAAAACTTGTTACTTCGAGGTTTATTACGAATAGGCGTAGCTAATGCAGAAAGCTAGAATCCCTTTAACAAACTTCCAGTATGGTGAGATTAGTCCGTCTTTGGTTTCAAGGACGGATTCTGCTATATACAACTCGTCTGCTCAAAGCGTTAAGAACTTCTTTATTAGAAGTGAGGGCGGTGTTGCCAAGCGCGGTGGGTTCCAAGCTATTCATAAGTTTTCAGGGCTGTCTGAAGATACTACTATTCGTCAACAGGTTCGGATTATTCCGTTTATCTTTTCTGATGATGAGCAATACATTATAGCAATATCACATCAGGCTTGTGAGATATTCTTTATCAGTCCTACAGACGGCACCCTGACATTGGTGACAACCTTAACAACCGATGTAAATGGCGATGCGCTTCCTTGGGATGAAGCCTATCTTCACGAAATTACATATGCCCAAGGTGGTGACATTATGTTCTTGGCGCATAATACCTTTATGTGTCAGCAGCTTATTCGTACTGGATTAAATAGCTTTCAGGTTGAGGAGTTTGACTTTCAGCTTCAAGCTGGCGGTGGTCGAATCTATCAGCCGTACTATTCGTTCCAAGGCGCTGGAATTACATTAGATCCATCTGCAACAACTGGTACAGGCATTACTGTTACTACAAGCGCAAATTACTTTGATACTACTGGAACGCAAACAGGTGGTAGTTACTTAGATTCTAAACATGTTGGAGTTACTTTGCTTTTCCATGAAGCAGAGATTTACATTACTTCAGTGCAGTCTGCGACTCAAGCAACAGGTAATATTGTCGATGAATTGTTTGTAGAGCTAGATGCAAATGCTATTCGTACCGTTGATAGCTCTAGTGACATTGAATTTACACACGTTCATCATGGAATGGTTGCTGGTGATAGCATTACAATCCGCAATGCATCTACTGTTGGCGGTATAAATGCCTCTCAGATTAATGGCACTAGATCGATAACTAAAGTTATTGATGAAAATAGATATAAAGTTACTGCGGGTGCATCGGCAAATACATCAGAAGATGGCGGTGGAATCCCACAAATTGTAACCCATGCGCCAACACAAGAATGGTCAGAGCAATCTTACTCTGCCCTTCGGGGATACCCTGCTGCTGTTGGTTTCCATGAAAACCGACTTTGGTTTGGCGGGACACTAGCTCAACCTGACACAGTATGGGCAAGTAAGTCTGGTTTGTATTATAACTTTGATATTGGGAATGCAGAAGACAATGACAGTATAGAACTTGTTATGAGCATTGGTGAAGTGGCAACTATTCGTCACTTTGTATCAAATCGTGACATCCATATCTTTACTGCTGGATCTGAGTTTTATATTCCTACGTTTCAAAACGAACCTATTACACCTACAAATGCCAGGGTGAAACGTCAGACATCATTTGGTTCTACTTATATTCGTCCTCAACCTTTCTACGGCGCTACCATTTTTGGGCAAATTGGTGGCAAAATGATTCGGCAGTTTGTCTATAGTGACTCTGAACAAGCGTACAAAGCTGATCCTATCTCCTTGCTTTCCTCCCACCTTATCAAGGATCCAGTTCAGCAATGTGTTATTAGTGGCGCTGTAAACACTGCCGAGTCATTTGTATTTGTTCAAAACTATAGCGGCGAAATTGCTGTCTATAACTTGAATCGAGTTGAGGGTATTGCGGGATGGACTAACTTTGAAACTGTTGGGTCATTCTATTCTGTCTGCTCTATTGAGAACCGTGTGTTTGCTATAGTTAAAACTGACTTGGGTTCTGGCTCTCAAAGTTTTGTTCTTACTGAACTTAATCAGAATATTAACTTGGATTGCGGAAATATATACACTGGTACTGCTGGTGTGTTTGATGTCTCTGACTTCTTTCAAGATGGTTCAGAACTAGATGTGGTTAGTGCAACTGACTATCTTGGTAAGTTTACTGTATCTGGTGGTGAGATTGATGTTTCTTCTGTTGATGCAAGTCTAACAAGTTGTCAGGCTGGATTTGGCTTCGACATAGAACTAAAGACTAATCCAATTGATGTTACGACAAGTGTTGGCCCTGAAACTGGTCGGCCTAGGACATTGTCTAGTGTAATCTTGGATCTAAATGACACTCTCTCTGTATCTGTAAACAACAAGAAGTTGATTATTCGCAAGGTAAATAACGACTTTAGCCAGCCTCGACAGGCTGTAACAGGTAAGAAAGAGTTTTACTTGTTAGGGTATAGTCGAGATCCACAAGTTACTATTACTCAAACTGCACCATTGTTCTGTCAGATTAATGGTATGACTGCGGAGGTATCGTTCTAATGGTAGTACCATTAATTATTGGCGCGGTTGCTGGAGCAGCAACAGGCAGTCTTGCCACAGGTATTGCGGTTGCTGGCGCAGCTGCAAGTATTTCAGGCGCAAATCAAGCAAAGAAAGCAAGCGAAGCTGCGGCTCAAAGAGCAAAAGAAGTTGGTGAGTTAGAATCTCGTCAATATATTAACGAAATGTTTCTTGGTAGAGCGCAAGCTATATCTAGGGGCAATCAAAGACTAGCTGAAATGCAGCAATCTGAAAATCAAAACATAGCTATGTTTAGCGCTATGGGTAGGGATGATCGATCCGTTGATGCTTTTCTCCGACGAAACAGAGAACTTGCTGGCGCTGACCTGCAAGCTATAGAACGTGCGTCAGAGCTAGAAATGGCAAAAAAAGTTACGGAAGCATCTGTTGCTAAAAAGTATGGGCAAAGTTCTGCTGCGGGTATTCGTGCGCAAGCTAATGCAAACTATCTTACTAATCTTGGAAACATTGCAACATCTGCGCCAGTACAAACGGCTGTAACATCTATATCAAACGCTGTTAATCCAACAGAATAGGAAATTATTATGCCAGTAATCAGAGAAAAACGTCAGTATGAAAGCGTTGGCCCTGTCGGTGTAGTCCGAATGAATACTGGCGAAGTTGAAATGTATCAGCGCATAGCTAATGCAAATCAACAGCTAACAGAATTTGCAATCAAAACCACTGCGACCGCATCTAAGCGTGTTGGTGCAGAACGTGCAGAACAAGTAGAAGCCTCAAGAATTACTTCAATTAATCCAAAAACAGGCAAGCCAGAAGCGCTTGATGGTCTTGGTTTATTGTTGGGTATGGGCAATGCAGAATCTCAAGCCTATGAGCGTGTAGTTCAAGAGAGATTCCAGCAATCCATTGAAAATGAGATTAAGCAAAAAGCTGGAGAGATTGCACTAAAGTACGAGAACGATCCTTACTCTCCTGAAAAGTATGAAGAACAAATGACTTCATACTTAGACTCAATGATTGAGGGTGCCAAGGTTAAGGGAAAGGAATCTGCATATACTAACTTCATTATGAATACTGGTACGCAGTACATTACTGCAACCAAGCTGAACATGATGCAAGAACGGATTCGTTTGGATCGAGCTAAAACTGCTCAGTCTGTTTTGTCTAACATTGACGATAGGCAAGATCTTATTCGTCAAATGGCTGCTAACATTTCTAAGATGCCAGCAGGTGCGGATCGCACACAAGCAGAATCTAGGCTGACTGCACTTATTGAAGCAACAGTTGAGAGCGCAAGAGATGCTGAATCATCTCGGCTTCTTAAAAACGGCGCTGGAGATGCAACACAGCAAACAAGCTCAACAGTATATGGTGAGGCTTATATTACTGGCGCAATGGAGGACTTAGATCCTACTAGCGCTTCAAACTTAGCTTTGGCATTTGCTGACGGTGATCCATCTGATTTACCAGATGATCTTAGAGAGATTTATGACAGCGCTACAAAGTATATGTACCGCACTGTCAAGGGTGCTGATGGCAAGGATGTTAAGGTTCTTAACTATGATGCTCTTGATGGTGTGGCTCGGGCTGCAAAGGCAAAAGTCCAAGAGCTTACCAATGACTTTCAAGTGAACCTGCCAGTAGAACAGTTAGTTACTGATGCTTTTATAAATGAATCTATAGATCTTGCGGGTCAGCTTGGGCCTCTTGTTTTTGATAGTGATATGCCAGTTAATCAAATGGCAGATCTTATTGATGAAAAGTTAAGCTCTGCATTTGGAATTTTAGAATCTAAGTATTCAGATCCCGCATCTGGATTAAGTAAAGCTCAACTTGATGCAGCTAAACAGGATGTTCGCGGAGCGCTTGCTCAAGGTCTTTTGATTACTGCATATGACAGTCATCGCGGCACACCAGAAACCGCACGTATGGAAATATCAAATGCATACAATCGTAAAGACACCAGTAAGCTAACTGGCAAAACAAAAGCGGCTGTAGATGCTCTAATAAAAACTGCTGTACCTGTTGAAGATGACGCACGAATTGAGGAGTTTATTCTTGATCTGCAATCAAATGACAAACGAAACACTGCTAGAGCTAAAGCTCTATATAAAGCTGATGTTTATAGAGAGCTATCTTATAACATATCAGGTGCTTCAGAAGGGATTCTCGGATCATATAAGAGAGGATTATCTTTATTAACTGGAAATGAACATCTTTCTGGCGTCGAGCAAGAAAACGAAAGAAGAAAACTAGATGCAGCATATGCTTCTTCATTTATTGGAAAAGTAGTGCAAGGTTATGTTGTTGGTGGCAATGGTAAGAACAGAAAAGTTACTTCATCAGATCTAGCGCTTGCCGCAGCGTATGCTCTTAATGGAGATGATCGCGGTGTTCCAGCTGAACTAAAAGATGCAGTAGATTCTGCATTGGGTTATTCAGATAGGGAGACTGTAGCTGCAAGTATTAATCGTAGGGAAGTTTCTCTTAGTAAAGTTGAAGCAGATTTGAAAGTTGGCACTGATAAAAAAGCCCTAATTAAAAACATTGCAAGCAATCAGATCGTCAACAATCCAACAGCAACAGATAGTGAAACTGTTGAGGATTATTTGGTGCAAATTTCTGGTATGGATAACTTCTTTGAAAGCTCAGAGATGTTTAACCCTGCCAACCCTGCGGCTCAGTTTTTATTCAAGTCAACAATGTCTGGAGTTTTACCTGCAACGTTAAAGACTTCATTGGAAGATCTTGCTGGTGGCAGTTTTCAAGGTAGCGCAGAAGCCGCAAGAAATGTTCTTACATTTTATTCTCAGATGGCAAACCAACCTCGAGGCAATGTAATTGTAAATGCATTCAAGGGATTGTCTGATGATACGACTTCTAAGCTAGAAGCTATTGCACAAATACATTACAGCACCGGTGACGAGATTGGTGCAATTGCAGCGCAAATAGCAGACAATGAGCGTGATGATGGTTTTGCAGTTACAAAACGTAGAGCGTTTGCTAAAGCCGTTAAGTCTAAAAATCCAAATGGAATTGACACTACAGAGTTTGTAATGTCAGTAGTTGAGGATGCAGCACAGAATAGAGAAGCAATAAACACCTTAGTTCCATTAGCTGATTATCTTTTCTCAAGCCTTGATGCTGAAGCAATCAAAACAAAACTAAACAACTTTTACGAAAGATCTTTTGTAAAGACTCAAGGCTATGTTCTTGATCGCGGGTCACGAACTGGTGATCGATCTCGGTACGCTCTTAATGCGGTGTTTAATGATGAAGAAGTTCAAAACTTCTTTATTAAGAAAATAAACAATGAGCTTGGTGGCCCTAGAATATCTATGAAACCTTTAGACGATCAGATTGAAGACAGGGCATTTCTGATGCCAATGGGTGTATACAACGGCGGTGTAACTTACTTAGCTGTCAAACGGCAAGGCGGTCTTCTAGTTCCAATTCCTAATCCTAAGATGGGTAATATGCCCTTTGCTTTCTCAACTTCTGAGGCTGACGTTGCTGCCTTTGCAGAAGGTAAGGGCGTAAAGATAAGCCTAGATAGTCTTACAATGGAAGACATTATTGAAATGCGGGGATCCGCAGATCAATCAGTAATATCTAAAGATACACCAATGTCTTTCTTTAGCGGCGGTGGATTTATGTCTGGAGGATTTAGATAATGGCAGTAGATATTAGGTTTGCAACAAACCAGATTGGGCCATTTAATGCTTTAGACGTAGAACAACAGGATCCTACATTTGGTCAGGTTATAGGCGCACAGCTTGGTTACAGCTATAGGCCAATCATTGATTATATAAGCAACGTCAACACATACTCTGATGTTGAGTTTGATCCCACATACGATCCTCGCCCAGACATGGTAGGATATGAGGATTACATACAAACACTTGCTCACGCAAAGAACGCAGAGCATATGAATGTTCTTAAAAATCAATTAGATGAAAACATGAAACGCCGTGAGACTATGGCTGCTGCTGGGTTCTGGACAAATGTTGGTGCTGGTTTCTTTGATCCTGTTAATCTTATTGCTTTGCCTTTCGGTGGCCCTGCTATTGGGATATTGAAGTCTGCTGGTCGAGGTGCATTAGCTGCGGGTACTGCTCAAGTTGGGTTAGAAGGTATTCGCGCTCCGTTTGATCCCCTTGGTACAACATCTGAGGTTGCGTTAAATGTTGGCGCGACTACTGTGTTTGGTGGCTTAATCAATAGCGCAATTAGTATTCCTATGACGCGCCGTGCAGAGGCATTTAGAAAGACTGAGCAATCACATAAAGAGTTTATGGAAGCGGCTGGTGTATCTGAGGATGTATCATCGCTTTCCCCTGCTGATGTTCTTAACAAAGCGCCAAGAGATGAACGTGCATTTGCAGCTGCTACTGATGAGGACATTCGGACTGCCATAGATGCAGAACAGGGAAACATATTTGGTTATGAAAATCGCCTAAAAGAGATAAACGAAACTGATCGTACTGGTCTTACTCCTGATGAATTAGATAATCTTGACGATGAAACGGCTTCGCTTCTTGGTAAGATTAATCAGGCAGAAGCAACTATATCCGTAAACAAACATGAACGCGCACTAAGATCTATTGAGGATTCTGCTGGCGTTTCTGATGTATATGATATTGCGCCTAACCTATTCGTTGATAGTCCATTCTTTCAAGGTGTAACAACGCCAATGAAACGCGGCCTAAACTCTAAGGTCGTAAACAGCGCAAAGTCTGCTTTGTTAAAACTTGGGCATGATAGCGGTCTAGCCTTAAATATGAACAAGTATGGAATGTCGGTTGGCCCATCTGTGTACCAGAAGTCAGTTATCATGGAAGGTGAGTGGGTTCAGGCTAATAGTGCAATGACTGATATTTGGTCTAAGACTTTAGGATTTAAAGAAGGTGCTGCACGACCAATGGGTATCAATGTTGCTGACATTGTTGAGCGCGGATCTAAAATTAAAACTGGTAAAGATAGAACATATGGCACTTGGCTAAGAGAGGTTAGCCGCAAACGTATTAATGGTTTAACACCTGACAATGAAATGGAAGGTCAGGCCATTGATATTATGAACAAGTTCTACAAGCGATGGGAAGATCGCCTTGAAGACATTGGCCTAATTGGTTCTCGTCGCAACTTAGAAAAGAAAGTTCGTGAACAAGAATACAAACTAGATGCAGCTAAGAAAGATCTTGAGAAGTGGGAAACCCTTATTAAAGAGGGTAAGCTAGACAAATGGGCAAAGCGTACTGGTCGTAATGTACTGGAGGTGCGTGAGCGCAAAGAGCAAAAGATTCTAAGATTTGAGCAATCTATCGAAGAAAACAAAATGTCGATAGAGAGCTTGGCTGATATGTCAGTAAACCCAGCTAATGAGGATGTGTTTATGCCTCGTTATTGGGATACAAATAAGATCCGCAAGAATCGCGCTGAGTTAGAAAAGATTATTGCTGATTGGTATAAGAACAATCCTGTTGTCTACAAGAAAGAGGGCGGCAAGTTTCGTCGTGTTCAGTTGGATCCTAGTGACACGGCTACGGCTGCTCGAGCAAAAGAAACTGTTGATGGTATTCTTGGTCTTAAAGATACGTTGCATCCAGAAAATATTGCGTATGGGTTTGGTAAGTCTAAGCACCTACGCCACCGTGAGTTAGATATTCCCAACCGTTTGGTCTATGATTTTATTGTTCAGGATCCTATTGCGATTATGAAAGCCTACACTCACAGAACTGCGGGTGTGTATCAGTTTAACAAGATGTTTGGGAACAAGCCTATTGCAGAGGTTCTTGACGATCTTGAAGACGAAATGATTATGGCTGGCAATTCTCAGAAAGAGATCAATGCATACCGCCGTGACTTTGCACATATGTATGATCGCATTGTTGGTAGCCCTGTTCATAACTTTGATCGCATTGATTTTAAAGCTGCGCAGATGGTTAAAGATCTGGCGTACATGAACTATCTTGGATCCGCTGGGTTCTCTGCTATCTCTGACTTCTCTCGCATTATCATGGAACATGAAATGGGGGATATTCTTAAAGGTCTAACTTCTGTGCTTGAGCGCGATAAGATGAAGTTAAGCCTACAAGAAACACAAGCCCTGGGCGAAGCGATTGATATTATCAAAGGGTCTGCTCATATCCGTATGACAGACAACATGACAAACAATCCTTTGCAAAATTCTGCATGGGATACTGCGCGTAACGTCTACAACGTAGCCAACCTTCTTGGGCCAATGACGCAGATTGCTAAAGAGTTCGATGGATTGCTGCGCGGTCACATGCTTATTAAACTTTCTAAGCAGTGGGTCGATGGATCTATTAGTCAGAAAGATGCAACGTATCTTGCTCGTTATGGTATTACCAAAGAACGTGCAGAGGTATATGCAAGAGCGCCAGTACAGCAAACAAAGTCTGGGCTATACATTCCAAACACTGCGGCATGGAAGAATACAATCCAGTTTCCAGATACTACAGCCAAGATTATTACTGGTCCAACTGAGTCATTTGATGGCGCTAGATATAAGCCAGCGTTCTATCGTGAATCTGAAAACACAATCTACATTGATGAAGATTACATTCGTGATGTAATGTGGGATCAACGTGGTTGGGAAAATCCTCGTATGGAAGGTGTAAAACCAATTCCAAAAGGGATCATTAATTCACCTGATGACTATGTGACGTTTATTAAGATGCATGAGATTATGCACACTAAGTATCGTCCAAAGGATCTTAAGATTGATCGGCGCAAGAAAGATTGGAAAGCATCTTATGAAAATGCAATCAATGATCTTGCAATCAAAGAGCTAAAAGATCAGCCTCGGATTGGCGCAGATGATACTGAGGCATTCCGTACTGCAATGCAAAGCGGAATCCTAAACACAGTCATGATGGGTACACCTGCTGATCGCCCAATCATTACAGATGGTGTTGTTTATGTTCCTCACCGCATAGCCAAGACATTTGGTTACGAAGAAGACAGTCTTGTTAAAGGTTACTCTCGCGTTGAGTCTGGTTTGCTTGGGTTGCCATTCCAGTTCTATAGCTACTCATTAGCTGCAATGAACAAGGTAACGGCTGCATATACTCAGGGTCAGATTAAGAATCAAATGACTGGTGTTATTGCTGCAATGGGTCTTGGTTATCTGGCAGTACAGATTAAGACACCTGATTGGGCTTGGGAACAAATGGAATGGTCAGATAGATTTGCCAGATCGTTTGACCAAAGTGGCTTGTTGTCTTTGTATTCAGATCTTCTTTATAACTCGATCAATACATCAATGGCTCTTGGTTATGGGAATTACATGGATGGAATTATCTCTCCTAAGTTTCCACAGGACGAGGACTATGTAGATGCTGCAACAGGTATTCTTGGTGCTGGCCCAAGTATCGCTGTTGGTCTTACTTTGGATCCGCTTGAAAGTTTTATAAATGGTGAGTACGGAGAGGGACTTAAGACCTTTGCTAGAAACCTGCCATTTATGCGAGTTTGGCTATATAAAGATTCGGTAAATGCTATGACTAAAGGGTTAGAAGATTTGTTCTAATTGTGCGGTAGTTTTTGTGCGTTGATGATTTTGTAAAGTAAAAGTATTTTACTCTCAAACGAGGGTATATCTATGACAATCAACATTGCAGACAACGCAGCCCGAATATCTTACTCAGTCGCAGATGGAGTAACGCAAACTAGTTTTGCTGTACCTTTTGAGTTCTTTGATAACGACGATCTCAATGTATATGTAGACGGAACATTAAAGGCAATTACCACTGACTATACGGTAAGTGGTGGCGATGGATCTACTGGCACTATTACTATGACTGTAGTTGGTGCAAGTGGCGGATCAACTGTTGTTATTACACGCGACATTACTCATGAGCGTACCACTGACTTTCCTGTATCTGGTGCCTTTAATATTGTTGCTCTTAATACTGAGCTTGACCGCCTTGTTGCTATTGCGGCTGACCTTGATGACAGAGCTTCACGAGCATTACAACTTACTGACTACGATGTTAGCGTAGGATTAACACTTCCTGTTGTTGATGATCGTAAAGGTAAAACGCTTGCTTTTAATTTAACAACTGGTGCTGTTGAAGCTGGCCCATCTACTGCTGACGTTCAGTCTGTGTCTGATACTGCTGCTGATATTGCATTGCTTGCAGACATCGAAGATGGAACGCTTGCGACAAATGCAATTACAAACGTAAATACAATTCGCACTGATGTAACTACTGTGTCTGGCATTTCAGCAAATGTCACAACGGTTGCGGGAAACAATGCTAATGTTACTACAGTGGCAACTGATTTAAGTGGATCGGACACAATTGGAACAGTTGCTGGCTCTATTTCAAATGTGAATACTGTTAGTAGCTCAATCGCAGATGTTACAACTGTCGCAACTAATTTATCTGGCACAGATACAATTGGGACGGTGGCAACAAACATTGCAAACGTAAATACTGTTGGCGGTATATCCGCAAACGTAACGACTGTTGCTGGAATATCTGCAAACATTACAACTCTTGCTGGACTAACATCTGACATTACAGCGGTGGCAAATGTTGACACTGAGCTTGCTGCGGTAAGCGCAAAGATTACAGAAGTCCAAACTGTTGCAGATGATCTTAATGAAAGCATCTCTGAGATTGAGACTGTTGCCAACGACTTAACATCTGGCAGTTTTGTTGCTGGAAGTGAGTATGACTTTGGATCAATTACTACAGCGACAACAGGTACATCAGGATCGCCTGACGGATTTATAGTTACTGTCTACAATAATCTAAGTGACATTACTTCTGTTGCTGGTCAGGTATCTAACATCTCAACTCTTGGGTCTATCTCGGCAAACATTACGACTGTTGCAGGTATCTCAAGTAATGTGACAACGGTTGCTGGCATAAGTGCCAATGTCACAAGCGTTGCGGGTGTCAGTGGAAGCATTCCAACTGTGGCAGGTGTGGCGAGTGATGTGTCAACTGTGGCGGGGATTAGTTCCGCCGTTTCAACTGTTGCCTCAAATGTTTCTGGTATTAATAACTTTGCAGATCGCTATCGGGTTGGTGCATCCGAGCCATCAACAAGCCTTGATACTGGCGATTTGTTTTACAATACGTCTACAACAACTCTCAAGGTTTATAATGGGTCTGCTTGGGAAGCTGGCGTTACTGCTGGATCAGGATTCCTTGCGCAAGCAAGCAACTTGTCCGACTTGCAGAGCGCGGCAACGGCTCGAACAAACTTAGGTTTGGGAACTGCTGCAACATCTGACACTGGAGACTTTGCGGCTGCATCGCATACTCATACATTGTCTGACATCACAGACAGTGGAACCATGGCATCTCAAAATGCTAACAACGTAAATATAACTGGCGGCATCATTGATGGCGGCTCAATCGTGTAAGGACTGAAATATGGCAACATCTATTAGATTACGCGGCGGTACAACATCACAGCATTCAACATTCACTGGTGCTGCCAAAGAAGTTACTGTCGATACTGACAAGAATACAATCGTGGTTCACGATGGCTCAACGGCTGGCGGTACTCCACTAGCAAAGGCAAGTGAAGTATTTGGCGGTACTTATACTGGTGATGTAGACATCACTGGTGAATTGATCGTTGACAGCTACAACGAAACCTACGCAGCGGTCACGTCATCCTCTAACGCCACTACAGTCAACTGTGAGGCGGGTAACGCATTCAGCCACACACTGACAGAGAACACCACGTTTACGTTCTCCAACCCCCCTGCCAGCGGCACTGCGTACAGCTTTAGCATTGAGATCATTCAGGATGCATCTGCGTCTGGGTTCGTTGTCACTTGGCCAAGCTCAGTAGACTGGCCTTCAGGGGCTGCTCCTACCCTTACAGCAACAGCTTCAGCTAAAGATGTATTTGTATTTACTACTCGTGATGGTGGCACTAACTGGTACGGATTCACAGCAGGTCTTGCATTAGCATAAGGGGTAATAACTAATGTCAACTAAGAAAAAGTTATTACAAGCTGCTGCAGGTAGTGCAGGTGGTGAAGCCTTGAACGTAGAGGAAGTGTTCAGCACTTATTTGTATGAGGGGAATAGCTCTACTCAAACGATCACCAACGACATTGACCTTAGTGGCGAAGGTGGTTTGGCTTGGATTAAGAGCAGAACAAATACGGCATTTCATCATCTTATAGACACTGAAAGAGGTGCTGATAAGATACTATACTCTAACAGCACCGCAGCTGAATTTAATGATAGTTCTGCCGTATACTTAACTTCTTTTAACTCAAATGGTTTTAGCCTTGGGACAGGTGGTGGCACAAATAATAGCACACAGGATTTTGCCTCTTGGACATTCCGCAAAGCCCCTAAGTTCTTTGATGTGGTGACTTATACTGGGGATGGAACTGCAGGTAGAACTATTAGTCATAACCTTGGGACTACTGTTGGTACTATAATTGTTAAAAGAACAGATGGTGCAGACGAATGGAAAGTATTACATAGGAACGATGGCTCACAGTGGAAAACAGGTGTTTTAAATAGTTCTACATCTTTTGACAATGCTGGTGCAAACTTGTTCGGTAATGGCTCTTCTTTTGTTGCGCCTACTAGCACAGAATTTACTGTAACAGGTAATCTAAATGGCAATACTGATACATTTGTAGCCTACCTATTCGCCCACAATGACGGTGACGGTGACTTCGGCCCTGATGGTGATGCTGATATTATCAAGTGTGGGAGTTATACTGGTAATGGTTCTACTGATGGCCCTGAGATTGACTTAGGGTTTGAGCCTCAGTGGTTGATGATTAAGTCATCGTCAAATGCAGACAACTGGAACATGTATGACAACATGCGGGGAGTAACAGGTTCATCTTCAGACCCCAGACTAGTAGCAGATCAAACTAACGCAGAAATTACAGGGTTTGAAGGGCCACAGTTTAATGCCACTGGCTTTAAGATGGTCGGAACTGCAATATCAAATGGTTCTGGTAGAGACTACATCTACATCGCCATTAGACGTGGCCCTATGGCTGCGCCTGAGAGTGCGACTGATGTGTTTCACATAGATGAATCAGACACTAGCAGCCCACCTTACTATAGAAGCCCCTTCCCAGTAGATTTTGCCATTAAGAAGGTTGCTAATACTACAGCTAGTTGGCTTACAGGAACAAGGTTGCTTCAAGGAAAATATCTCATAACAAATTCAAATGCTGCTGAAAGTAGCTCTACCCAATGGCAATTTGATTTTATGAATGGGTGGAGAGACTCTAGTGCCACTACTGCTGAAGATTATTCTTGGATGTGGAAACGTGCCCCCAACTACTTTGATGTGGTGGCTTACGCTGGGGATGGAACGACAGGACGCACTGTAAGCCATAACCTTGGTGTTGCACCTGAGATGATGTGG